ATTTTTATTTGGATTTGTCATTTTAGTCAGGGATCAAGGGATGTTTGGCTAAGACCTTGTTGGTCCGATCGTCCATTTCTTGTAGAGCACGGCGCAAATCCCTGAGTGTTCGCTTGGCTTCCATCTCAAGCTCAATGCCCTCGTTCTTGGCAATTCTGATAGCTGCGGCTAAATCTTTTGATTCCAGGGCTTTATTTACCGCTCTTATTCTAGCCCTTCGCTCATTGAGCATTGCAACATCTTCTTTTGTGATACCCATTGCAAGAATTTCCGCACTACCTCCGTTTGATTTTAAATCCCTGTTTCGTTCGGTCGGTAGCGTAGTTGGGGGAACTACTGGGGGTCTATTTAGTCCCCCAGGCAATACTTTTAGCTTGGACTTAATTCGCTCTAAATTGCTTTTTTGAGGTATAGATAGTTCCTTCTTGCACTTTTTCGTCGGGGATATACAACTAGCCCCGCAACTCAAACCTTTCTGGCATTGCTTGCGTTTTGGCGGCAGAGAGGCACCAGGAAAAGCCAAAACCTTAGCGGCTGCAAACTCAGCCGCTATAGTATCCAGAGATTGGGAGTTAGGATATTGAGCATCCCCACCTGTTGAATCTCCCAAATTACTAGTAATTGCTGCCACCGCAGTATCTGACCAATTTGGGAAGGCAGCATTTATTAGTCCTGTTACCAGTTCAGGACTCCAACCACCAGATTTAGCATTAGAGACAATCGATACCAACACGTTAACTTGCTCGACGTTAAGTTGTGGCGTGGAATCCTTGTTCTCAGGAATGAGATACTCCTCTCCGTACCGACTTGCAATCGCTTCAGGTTTGAGCGAAATCCCCAATCCTTGCAACTTGGTATCGGTATCCGCTAATACTCCTAAATCGGGGTCACTTTCGAGTTTGCGCCATACTTTGGGATAGGCTGCGCCTGGAAAATTCCAATCAGTGAGCCATTTTACGACGCTATTATTAAAACTGTCGCAAATCAAATCAGCATCCGATTCAATGACCGAATCAGCTACATCCTGATGCACCTCAGCTTGTGACCGACTACTACCATTATCGGTAGTCATGGTCTGAGATAGGATGATTTTGGCAATTGCCGCATCCATTTGGTCGCACAGCGATTTATAATCGACTGTCCCGTTGCGTGAGGATTCAAGGAATTCAATAGCCAGACCTTCTGGAATCATCATCCGGTCATCAAACCCAAAACTAGCTAGCGCATCCCAGAGAATATCTTTTTCCTGCTTGCTACTTCCTGCTGGATAAGTACCCTTACGGGCAGGCGAGGCAAATAACTCCAGAAATCTCATCCACCACTTGACCCCGTTCCTTTTAAAGAATGTCGGCCAGTACAGCCAGTGAGCCAAACCTCTCCCATGCGGTTCGTCGTCGTGGTCAGCACCGACGCTAAAGTGCCAAAATTTCTTATCTGGTAATGCCTCACCTAGCGGATTACCATAAGTTTTGAGAGTAAGATTCTGGTCGATATCGAACTCAAAGCGACGGCGATCGCGCACTCTGATATCAGCAATACAGACATTATCCCCATCCCGTCCCCACAGTATTTCGGCTGCGCTAAATCCGTAGTGAACCCCATACAACATTTTCTCGTTGCAGTCGTCCCACTTAATCGCCTTCAACTGCTGCTCTAAATGCGTGGCTGCCTGCTTATCAATCCGTTTTTCGCCACCTGGGAGCACTTCCCATTCATGAGATGTGACTGCTCTAAATCTTTGCTGAAGGCAAGATTTAACCTGGTCGTCCTGAAGAACGGCTTCGTATAATTTTAAATCCCCACCACCTTTAGTCAGCAGAATCTCATCAGTGGTGGGGAGATAGTTGCCAATCGCATTCACCCAGCCGCGTGTAATATCGCGACCATCCTTTATGCTGGCAAATTCGATTAGGCTAGGGCGATTGGCTACCATTGTTTAAATTATTCTCCGATTAGTTTCTGACGTTGACGACCATAGACGATACTGATCGCTTCATCTAATCGATCGGGTGCTATATATTCGCTGGTTTGGGGACGGGTGACAGCAATCAATAGATCGTCGCGTCCAGCTTTGCGAATTTCATCCGTGAAGGCTTTGTGCGATTTCACCTTCTGACCTGTCCGACGCTGTACCTCTAGTTTTAACTGGTCAGCACTCAAGAATACATCAGTACTGCCAGTATTGAGGTTAATTACCTCAGTCACTTTGACCTGTTCACGCACGATCGCATCGGCACAACCAGATAAAGCAAGCACTACCTCGCGACCATGTATGGTGAGCATCGAATCTTGACGATCGATCCGCTTGTTTCTTTCCCGCTCTAGCTGCAATTCTAGTTCTAACTCTCGTAGTCGATCGTTTTGAGCGGGGATGATTACCTCAGCCTCACGAGTTTTGGTAGCGAAATAATGCTTTGCTGCTTTTACGTTCGGTTTTCCACGACTATCACAAGCTAATGCGATATGGTAGCAAGCGATTCGAGATAGGCTGTAATCTTTTGCCTTCTGATGCTTCAGGGTTATTTCTAGAATTAAGGCATGAGATGAGATGTCTCCTACTGCCGATTCTAAGTTTTCTAACCCTAGCTGAATTGAGTTGTCAAACATCTGCCAAGCTTTGTAGCCAAGCATTTTTTGGAGATCTCGCGCAGACCACCACTCATTCCCTTTCTTGTCGTAGCGGCGAATTGAATCAAAAGGAGAACCGCTGTTCTCTTGCGATTTGCCCGAAACAGTAATACTATTCATGTTGTGTTGACCTTCGTCAGAGGTTGATACCGCCCCTGGGGATTCGAGTGTGCCAACACTCTCCCGCGAGGGGCTAATATTATTGTAACACCAGCGATTAGATTTCAATATCCGTAAATCCTGCATTTCGCCTCCTGAAATCAAAAGCTCAAATTGAGCTTTTGATTTTTGCTCGATTTGTCTAGCATCAGTACTTGTCGTTACCCATACTCAACAATCAATTCAACCGATCGAATCCCAAGCCCAGCGAGAATCTTGAATTCTCGTTGTGTTGCCGCCCACCCTTTGTCCGTAACTGCAACGATACAACCCATTGAACCTGGGACGTTTGCATCAAAATGGATGCCCCAATCACCACGAACATCACCGTCTGTCTCCATTTCAAACGGGAATATCTGATAAAAGTTACCGGACACCCCTGTGACGTTGGGCATATATATCGGAGTGGTCTTAACTGTTAATCCCGCCTTTGTTTTGGCAACAACCATCGAGGTTGGGGGGATTAGTCCCCCTCGACGATTCCATGCGCCTTTATACTGTCGCCCTGGCAGTGATGATGTGGCGGTGATGGTGTTGTAAGCGATTCCATCCTTGACAAATTCCATCGTCCCCAGAATCAAATCCCCTGAGATGGCAGGGACAAGCTTAAACCGAACTTGGTATTTGCTCTCCTTCACCAACACTAGTGGCGAATACTCGCCCCAAAATTTCTCTAGAATTCCCTCTGGAATATTCGACTGCAACCAGTTCAGAGCATCTTTTTGCTGCTCCAACCCTTTATAATTCGCCGCTACATCCACTAAGAAATGGTCTCGCATTTTTACATCTAGGTTACTAACGTCACTGATGCCTGCTGATTCGCTCTGTTTGCTTACCACTTTTGGGATATTATTCCTGCTCTATATCTAGCGCATTAATACTATAATTATCATATCATCACACTAGATATAGCGTGGCAGCAGAAGTTTTACAGAAACCGATTGAGATTTTTTACTCTGGCAATCATGTTGATAGCCAGGGGAAAAAAGTTAAAGTCACCCCCGAAGAATTAGCAGCATCGGTTGCTGATTTCAATGCTAGTGGGGAGCGATTGCCGATGGTGCCAGGACATCCAGGTGATGACCAGCCCGTTGGTGGGTATGCCACTAAACTTGCTATTGTCAATGGTCGAGCAGCGGTAGTTGAAGCCGACGAAGTTAATTCGCTGTTTCGGTCAATCGTAAATAGCGGTGAACTCAATCGAGTATCGGTCAAGTTTCAACTCCCAGGTCATCCAAGCAACCCCACTAATAACTACCGATTCAAACATATCGGCTTTTTGGGACGCTCTAGACCAGCTTTAGACCAACTCAAATCGGCACAATTTAGCACTAATGATGGAGAAATAATTCTGATGGCAGACGATGAAGATAAGAGTGCTGAATTTGCCGAACGTGAGGCGGAATTCGCACGTAGAGAAGCAGAACTGGCAGCTAAAGAGGCACGGTTTGCGGCTCAGGCTAAATATGAGCCATTAGTAGAAAACTGGGTGCGAGACGGAAAGATTACACCCGCACAGAAAGCAGCTTTCATCGCATTATTCTGCACACTTCCAGACGGAGATGACGCAACATTCGCCGCAGCAGATGGCAGCAAACAATCTTTGGTCGAGTTTACGAAATCTTTCGTTGATGGCTTGCCCAAGCAGATTGAATATGGCGAAGTCTCCAAAGCGGAAAGCCAGAAGCCGCAAGAGGCGGCGTTTAAGGCGGTGGATTGCAAAGAACCCGATGGTGATGAATTGGCTATGCACAATGCCATCATTGCTTCTGGTGTCGATCCTAAAGACTCAAATGCCTATCAAGCGGCAGTCAAAAAAGCATACGCACGGGGGAAGAAATAAATGGCAGCACCACTAGACACCGGATTACCGACTAATATCCTTCAAAGTCTCTCGATTACCTACACCTCGGCGACAGCGGCGGCTCCTGGGCAACTAGTCGGCTATAACGGCGCGTTGGCTGTCCTCCCTGCCACTCCTGTTTATGGCGTACTGAGGAGTGATGTTGTCCAGAATGGCATAGCTTCCGTTGCCGTCGCTGGTATGTGCGAAATCACATCAGGCGCGGCTGTAACTGTGGGTGCCCCGATCAGCGCCGACTCCACAGGTCGAGGTATTGTCGCAGTCACGGGAGCATACTGTTTTGCGCGTGCCCTAACCGCCACATCCGCCGCTGGTCAAAAATTTCAAGCTATTTTTAGTCGTGAGGGTGTAATCTAGATGGCAATTCTATCGCTACAACAGGCGCGGGTTAATAGCCCGCTTCTTACCTCAATGTCTATAGGCATCGAGATCCAGGGACCAATCGGACTGACTATTATGCCCATGGTGCCAGTCCAGAAACGCGCTACCAAAATCATCACCTTTGGCAACACTCAGCAGCAGTATTTATATGCTACTCGCCGCGCTCCTGGCGACAATATCACTCGGATTCAAACCAGTTATGGAGACACCGAAGTACAGCTTTATCAAGATGCTATTGAAGGAGAGTTGCCGATCGAACTGAATGAAGAAGCCGAGGGGATTGTTGATTTACAAGTTGAGGCAATCACCAATGTCAAAACTGCGCTAGCTCTCCGTTTAGAAGCCGATATCTTCGCACTGGTAAATAACTTTTCTGGCTACCCAACTACCAACCGAATTGCTCTCAGCAGTGGCAGTTATTTTAGTGACCCCACTGTCAACCCAATTCTAGCCTTTGACATTGCTAATCAAGCGGTATTAAATGGCATTTCTAGACTCCCCAACACCATCATCTATGGTGGATTGAAAACATTTAATGCTGTCCGAAATAATCCATTTATCCGCGACCAAATCAAGTACACGGATGGCAACACAATCAACTTAAATATGCTCAACAGCATCTTAGGTTATCCCACTGGTCGCATCAGCTTGGCTACTTACGTCAATCCCAATGCACCTACAGTTAAAGTGCCATTCTTCGATAACAGCATCTGGATTGGCTATGTACCTGGCAATGGTGAAATGGTTAGCAATCCTTACGATGTGACTACCACTCTCCAGCCATTGACTGGAGCCAACAAGCGGGTACCAAGCTGGGGCTATACCTATACTCGGATGGCTGGCAGTGTCGCTGGCATGGATACCGGACTAATGATGGATATGCCCTATTACGGCAATAACAACCGCACTTGGTATTTTCCCGGCTGTATCGACAGACTGCCTACTGTTACGGGTATGGCGGCTGGCTACTTAATCACCAACGTTACACCATAGGAATTACTATGTCTCAAATTCTTTCGGGATTCGGGATAGGTGGCTACAAACCTCGTACAGGAGCAAATTTAATGACAAAAGCGAAAGTACTTCTCGAACCAGTATCAGCCGATCGCATCTATCTCGCGGGTGAAGAACTCGACCTCCCTGAGCATGACGCGAAAATGTTGGAGAGGTTCGGAATTGTCTCAATCCAAGAAGATGAGCCGCCAAAGGCTAAATCTAAAGCGAAAACCAAAGATGCTGACCCTGACCCTGAGGCTTAGATTATGTCCTACGCGACCGCACAAGACTTTATCGACGCTTTTGGTGAGCCGGAAGCCATCATGCTCACCAACCTTGACGATGCGGCGGCGACTACTCCCAATCTAGTTCCGCTAGAGAAGGCGTTAGAGGATGCCACGGCACTAATCAATGCTTACGTCGGTGGTCGGTATGTTTTGCCGCTCTCTGTCGTCTCCACAGTGGTGCATAGGTACTGCTTGGACATTGCTAGGTATATGCTTGATCGCATCCGCTCTCGTGAGGACGTGCGGGTCAGGTACGAGGATGCGCTCAAGTTCTTTGAGCAAGTGGTCAAGGGTCTAATCTCGCTTGGGGCAGATGAGATTACAGGGCAAAATGTCGAAGGGTTGACAACTGGACTAGGTGCTGATGGTGCGCGGTCTTATGCCGGACCATCTATCAACATGACTGGATATGGGGGGATGTATGGCTAATATCCTCGAACTCGAACAGGCAATCATCGAGCGGATTCCAGCCTATTTCGAGCAGCTTAATGTTAATTTGCCTGCCGATCGACAAATTAAAGCGAACGTCTCCGAACTTCCCCTCGATCCTGCTGAAATCGGGGTGGCAGTATCAGCTACTCAGGTCTGGGTAGCCTTTCGAGAGGAGAGCTTCGATCCAGTGGTATCGGTGATGTCCAATCCCCGCAAGCCACCAACACAGGGCAGAAAGATTGTCTATGAACTGATTATTCGAGCGCAAGAGATACGAGTCAAAGGTCATCAGCGGGTCTACCCAATTTTGGATGCCATTCGGGATGCTCTCACTGGATGGATGCCAGAAGCCATTCACCGCAATCGGGATGTGACCCGTCCTTTCTATCCCGTTCGGAGCGGATTTACCAACATGGGCGCAGGTTTGTGGGTTTATAGCATGACCTTTGCGATTGATTCCAGCTACACCGCACCTTACCAACAATAGGAGATATTAAAGTGAGTCAAATCTTATCAGGGTTCGGTCGTCCTGACTTTACCGCACTATTCCCAGGGGCAACACTGCCAAAGTTTTTGCAGGTCGAGCCACTAGAATTTTCCCTTGAAGCTACGTCTAGCAAGCTTCAGGCTAAAAAATATGTGGAAGGTGTCAAAACTATCGCAGCTTCTAAGGTTGGAGAGTATCTGTATACCCTCAAATTAGGAATCGAAGCAGCTAGCTGGACCTCGATTCAGTTCGCCCTTGGTGAACTAGCGGGCACTACTGCATCAATCGGATTGCCAGAAGTACGATATGCAACTATACCACTAACCTCGCCATATGAGATAAGTGATACCGATTTGACTACCGCTACAGGTGCCCAGGTATTTGTTACTGATTCGGGTACGTGGGGAGAGGAGAAATCGCTGACACTAACAGTGGCTGTTGGTGCTCCATCCGCTGGGGAATTCAAGGTGGATAGCGGAACGGGTAAATTTACCTTTAACGTTGCTCAAGCTGGTGCTCCCATTGCCTATCGGATCATCAAAACTTACACTTCACTTGCTTCGATCGGGCAAGAGCAAGTAGCTACTCTACTCAACTCGATGTCCTTTTCGGGCATTGCTTACTCGGACAAGGAATATTACAAAATCATTATCCCCAAGATGCAACGGGTATCTGTTCCGTCACTCAACCTGTCGGATGTTACCAAGCTGGAGGTGGAATTTGACCTCCAGACTCCCCAAGGGATGCGAAAACCATTCCAAATTTTCAAGATGCCTAGTACATACACACCTTAATCTGTGATGCTTTGGATTGATTTTCCCCCGTTGGCAGAATTTGCTGACCGCAACAATATTGTCCGCGCCATTCGTGGCACGACGATTTTCGGTCGGTTGGAATTTGCCGAACGAATGGAGCAAATCCAAAAGTTACTCGACGAAGCTGCTCCCTCGTTGACTTGGGAAAGTTTATATCTCTCCCAGACTCAATTTAGACACGCAGTTGATAGAGCATTAGCCTGTTGGGGGATAGATGTCGATTGGCTCGTTCCCAGTCAAATCGAACAGTTGCTGTTCTTTCGTGGTGAAGAAGTTGGATGGTTGATCCAGCTATCCGCACCCAAATATCCCGCACCAGCAGGAGAAGAAGGTCACACTCTAGCTGAAGCAATTGCCGCTATTTCTAGCCACTGCCAGTCACTATCCGAAGCGTTGGAGTTGGCGAATAATATGCCAGCCGAATTGCTCCAAGATGTGCTTAAAGCTAAGGCTGATGTGTTGGAGCCGGAAACTAAGCAGCAACGTAAGCGAAAAGAACAGGTCAGACAGAATTTTGACAAGTTGATGAATATGGATATGCCCACTGGGGAGGAGGTTGAAATTATATGAAAATACTTGACTACATTAAAGGGTTTAATCCTAAAGATTTTCTGTCAAATATTGGAGCGGCAATGGGTCTAGTTGGCTCAATTCTGCTTGTTAACATCGAGGCTGGTGTGTTGCCAGCTAAATACGAGAAGCCAGGCCAAGGACTAATTGGGACTAGTATCGTGTTAATCGGGTTTGCGACTGGAAAGAATAAAAATCTGACAGGAGGGCAGTAGTGACCAATTTAATTACTGGAATTTATTCGGATGGTACCACATCACTCGAAAAGCCGATCGCGGTGGATGTAGATGGCAAAATTAAAACGCTAGCCACATCACTCGATCAATCTGAGGCGTGGACGACTATCAGGACGTTTAATGCAAATACAAATCCAGACGGATTAAATGCTGCACCAACCAACCCAACCGCAACCAGCCCCAATGTAACCAATGAAAATGCCGATTATCAAGCATTACTGGGATTTTCCCCCACTAATTCTAATAAGCTCCAGGTTTTGCCTAGACTAAAAACTACTCCGGGCTACACAGCTAGGGTTTATCCTTGGATCTGGGACGGCTTCAACGATGTAGCTTTACCAGGAATCGCAGTATTACCAAAAGATAATGGGATCTCATTCAGCGATTCAAATGGCTTTTTATCCGGCAATCCCAAGCAAATTTACACCCTCAGCCAGTACAATGCTGGCTTGAGGGTGGGTGCGCGGGTAACGCTCTTGCCTTTGTCTAGCGTTTTCAGCCTGCCAGTATCAAATACTGTGCCCAATGTCACTCAAGCTGCGATTACCAATCCTGGGTACCAAGGTGGGGAGTTAGTAACTTTCAACACCACGGGAACATTGCCGTTTGGATTAGCGGCATTTGTATCATCCTTTAACTCAAGCAACAATACATTAACTTTAGATGGTGCAAGTTTTTCTGATGCTGAGCCAGTCCGATTTAATTTTGTTTCGCTGGGTGCGAACGCGATTCCACCGCTAGGCATAGCTGCACGCATTCAACCATCTGGTGTTAGCACCAAAACTGGTACCTTAACCTTAGATGGTTCGCAAACCGATTTAGTTTTATCGGCTGGAGATTCAATTAGATTTAGAAATGCTCCAGGAAGTACATTGCCGGGCGGAATCACTAACGCGACGACCTATGTAATTCGTTCGGTTAGTGGTTCTCCTGGTAGTCAAACTTTCATCTTGACCAACGCGGATGGGATAACGCCATTAATTCCTACCAGTATCGGCGCGGGATATTTTTATATATTCAGATATCCATACCAACCATTATTTTTCAAAGGCACCAATCAACTCAGCTACAACAGTGGCGAATCGGCAATTTCATTTCCTTCCGATTACAATAGCATTCCTGTTTGGTTGACTGGAAATACAATCGCGACATTTACTTCGACCGCACATGGATTTACAGCCAATCAAGCCGTCACTCTAACTGGCACGACCGCCCCAGGCGGAATGACACTAGGGGCTACCTATTATATTTATGGGCCATCACTAGCAGCCAATACCTTCCAACTCTCATTCACTCCAGGCGGACTGCCATTCCCTGCAACGAGTATTGGTTCATCTGTAGTGGTTGGCGGCAAAGCTTGTACAGTGTCTGCAACTACTCCCGTTGCTAGTGTGTTTACATTCAGTGCTCACGGCTTCACCAATGGTCAAGCGTTAATACTAGGAGGAACAACCGCACCGGGTGGTGGAGTACTAGGTAATACTTATTACGTCAGAAATGCCACTGCCAACACATTTGAGTTAGCTCAAATTAGCGGCGGCTTATCTTGCGCATTTACCTCGACTGGTTCTAACGTCACGGTCAAAGCTTCGGGCGGTAGTCCAATTGTTGTCGCTGTCACTGCTGCGGTTCAGCAACAAATCACGCTAGTCAATCATTATTTTGGCGCAACGCAACAATTCAACCTGCCTGCGGCAACAGGTACTAGTGATTACACATTAGGAAATTCATTATTTGTAGTTAGCAACAGCTTAACTGCCACAACCTTCCAGTTTAGCGATTTTGTCGGTGGTGCTCCAGTAATTATCCCTGGTACGGCGATTACAGGGGTTGCCCTCTCTGCGGCTTTCTCAAATACGTACTATCCCTTTACCCTTGAAAAAACTCAGGCTTATATCAAATCTCCAGCAGATAGCACGGTTGGATTTTCTAATACAAGTGGTGGGGCTGCGATCGTGTTGTATGGTGGTAGTGGCACCCACACAATTACACCTGCCAACGCTGGACAAATTTTGTCAGGTTCGCAGATCTTAGCGAGAGTAAGTAGCTGATGTTAATCTTGCCTAATACTTTTTGTATCTTAACGCCAGACAGCGTAGTTACTGATGTTTGCTCGGATGGTAGCCCCTGTGTAGCAGCGTGGAATGATGTCAGTGGGACCGGAACTCACTACCTTCCATTTGCGGGGAGGGGACCAATACAAGGCATGGCAGATATTGCGTGTGTTGGTACGAAATCAGTTTTTCCGCTCGTCACTAAAACGTCTGGCGGGATTCAAATTAACTTATCAAATGCTAACTCCAGCTTTTCGCTAATGAATGGCTATTTTGCCGATTCCACAGGGGGAAATTGGGTGGGGAATCTCCCACGGAAAGACTGCAACGGAGTCAGGTGTCGGTTCGATGAACTGCCTTTGACTGTGTTAGTTCAAGCAACTATCAAAGGTGTGTTTGGAGGATCGCTTGGATCTCGTGTAACAGGCTTGTTTAATATAGATGGGTTTGGTGCTGAGGTAGGATTATTTTCACATCCACGACAAAATTTTATGATTTATCCATTTAGCAGTGGCAGTATATGCGGATCGACTGATTTTAGATCTTTTGTAAAAGATCTCACTTTTTCAGGATATAAAGACAAAAAGCTTATTTACGGAGTCAGTACTGATGGAACTGTGATTAGGATGAGTATCAACGGAAAAACGATAGGAGAGGTGCCATCTAGATGGGCGTTTAATGGAAGTAACTTTCTAAACGCTCGTTTAGGCGGTTGGTTTCCAGGAGGTTTTGACGGCTCACACACAGCTTATGGTACAATATTTCATCATGTCGTTGCGGCTAATTGGTTCCCCAATGAGCAGGAATTAATTGATGTTTGTGATTCGATCGGTTATTAACAAATAAATTAAAAATATGACTATCTCAAAATTAGACTGGATTAAATCTCAATTAATCGCTGGAGAGACAGCAGGGCAAACTGCCACCCGTTTGAATACTCCTGTTGATACCCCGAATCCCGTTCCCCCAGCCCAAGTTCCCGAATAGATAGATTTTCGGGAATTGAGAAATCTGATTCCCGATCTAGAAGCTTTTAATATCTTAAGCAATATAATCTGGGATAGAATTGTGCTTGCAAATAGCCAAGGAGATCAGGCAACAGTTATATCTCATTTTAAAGCTTTTTTGGCGGGTGGATTAATTAGCGAAGGGACGATGGGAAATATAACTCCTGTATTGACAACTACAGTCTCCGACCCAAATTGGCAGGCGATCATGTCGATATCTCCCGCTGCCTTGGCTGGATATGATACTGTGCTTACTGATGAGGTTGAAGAAGCGTTACAGAATTAATCAAAAACTCAATTAACCAAATCTAAAAAGGTCAGCTAAACATTTTGGCAGAAGCTCAAATTGAGCTTCTGCCAAATCAGCCAGATAGTGAATAGTAGTAACCAGTAGTCAATAGTGGCCAAGAAAGTTACCAAAATCAATTTACTCCCCGCTCACTTACGAGCAGAACTAGATAGACGGATTATCGAGTCTGGATACGGTGACTATCGAGGACATTCTGAATGGTTGAAATCCGAGGGTCATGAGATCAGTAACACGACCATCTGCGATCATGGAACTAAAATCCGCGATCGCATCCAAGAATTAGCAGATGCAAAGAACTTTGCCATCGCCTATGGCATATCGGTGGGTGAGGGTGAGCAAGCCGTACCTCGGATGATCAACGGTATGGTGCAGGATGCGTTGTTCAAGGTTGCTAGCAGAATCCATAAAACCGCTAGCAACCTACCCGATGACGACGACGGTGCGATTTGGAGTCTGCTCAAACAATTGAATATGCTGACTAAATCGCTAGCCGATACCAGTCGATCGGATGTGATGGTAGCCAAATATTCGGCTGAGGTCAGAGCCAAACAAGAGGCTAAATTTGCCGAACTTGAAGCTGAAGGTCAACTGCGCGGAATCGATGGAGAGTTTATGCGACGGATGCGGACAGAGGTACTTGGAATGGGTGATTAGCCAATCAAAAGAACTAGATTGAATAAATAAGTGAGTATTGCCCAGCAGACAAAGCTACCAAGTTTAGGCGTGAAATTTTGGAAGTTCCAAAAGGACTTTCTAAGTGACACGTCTAGATTTATAGCTGTCTGTTGGGCGCGTGGCAATGGTAAGTCACGCATTACTGCTCTCAAAATCGCCCTCGAAGTATTTGAAGCCGAAGCCAAAGGGAAACCCTCTAACTGGTTAATCGTCTCCGCTACCGCACAGCAAGCCCAAGAAGCACTTAGGTTGGTTGAAGGTTGGAGTCGAGTTATCTATGGTACTGCCATCGCCCTCAATATTATTGAGGAAGAGATTGAATTCAGGACTGAGGACGGGCTAGAACGATACACACGCTTTCGATTGCGATTAGGTCGCAGTACTCAGGTATTTGCCTTATCAGCATCTCCTGAAGCAATTAGAGGATATAGCGCATCTGTCTTCTGGGATGAAGCCGCATTTTTCGCCGACTCCGAGAAGATGTGGGCGGCTCTGCAACACGTCACACGCGGCAAATATAAGATGATTGTAGCGTCCACCCCTATTGGCGGTGCTGAAAATAAGTTTTATCAAATCATGCACAATACGGCAGTCGTCAGGGGCAAGCCACTTTGGTCTCATCACTGGGCTGACATTCACCGAGCAATTGCCGACGGTCGAGTCTATGACTTAGAGTCTGAAAAAGCCGCCGCCGATCCATACAGTTGGCAGTCCGAAATGCTGTTGTCCTGGTCGGACTCTCCTAACACTTGGTTTTCCTCCGAATTAATCGCCGCTTGCGAAGATCCAAGAGCATCGACTATGGGGCACGGTCACACGCCCCATAGTCGATGCTTTATTGGAAATGACATAGGACTCAGGGGTGATAAGTGGGTAAGTTGGGTTTTGGAAGCTACCGAAGATTTCGGTTTGCATACTGTAGATCGCCCCAATGGTCAAAAAGCGAGTTATTACACTGGGGAACTAATCACCCGTGAGGTGGTGGTATTAGATCGATCAACCTTTGCCGAACACGATCGACAGATTGCCAGACTAATGCACAAATATAATGTGATTCGCCTTTGTATCGACCAGGGAGGGATGGGAGAGCGGTCAACAGAGGAATATCAGAATTTGTACGGTTCGCGCGTTGAAGGCATCTTATTTAATGTTGAGAATAAGGGTTCAATGGCGATGCTCGGACTGGAGATGATGACCGATCGGCGAGTATTACTACCTCAAGACCATCCAGAAATCGGGCAAGACTTCCGCAAACTTCAACGGGTCGTCAGTGCTGGTGGTGCTGTGAGATTCAATGCTCAAAGGGATTCCAGTGGACACGCTGATATATGCTGGGCATTCTTGATGGCACTGAATGCAGCAACTATCCCTGCAATAAAGGTTGAGGTCTACTCTAGTCGCTCCAGCTTATCTGCCCTGGCAGAGATGGCTGGATACCAATTCAACAGATAAAATCATCCTTAAGAAGACAACAATAGTTGCTATACCGAATAGGATTGAAATATCTATATTGGTCTTAGTATGTCCCTACCTATTAGAATTGAGTCATTATTGGAACTATCCCAGCAGCAATGCGAACGGGCTATCCAAGCAATCGACCGATTAATATCAGATGCAGCACTACCCCGACGACATAGCTACCAGCCCGTTACCCGAAATTCGAGCACTACTCATCACGAACGAGCAATTAATTAGAAGTCTTGCCGAAGCCCAAAAAGAGAACGCATCAGAAAGCAAAAAGCTAGCACAGTCGATTGGCAATCTCGAAGGTCAACTGATGGTGATTTGCAGTAGGTTAGACCGAATCGATAAAGACTCAGAACTAAGCAGGGACGAAAGTGCTGCACAACGAGCGCGTTCTCATTCACAAACCTGGATAATTTGGGGTGCATTACTGACTGCTATTCTGGCTGTGGTTGTGCCACTGATAATCCGCCCTGGCGCAATTTATCAGCCGTCTAGCGTTTCTACCCCTAAGTAATATATACGTTGTTTAACGGAGTTTGCTTTCGCCCGCGTAGCGTATAATCAAACATCAAGCCGATCGCGGGAGAGTGTTGAAGCACTCAGAATCCCCATCGGCGGTACCACCTACTCACATAGGACAGCACAAATGAATAGTATCAAGGTTTTGAGCAATTCGCAACAGGACAACAGTACCCTTTTTGATTCGATTCGGCATCTAGACGAGAATGGGAAAGAGTTTTGGTATGCACGAGAATTAATGCCAATTCTTGGTTATAAACAGTGGAGACAATTTGAGGATGCAATCGATCGAGCGCAAGCAGCTTGCAAGAATGCCGGAAACCCAGTCGTAGAGCATTTTTTGCGGAACGACGCAAAATCTACAACACGTAGTGGTAAGGACTATCGACTATCTCGCTACGCTTGTTATCTCACAGCGATGAATGGTGATTCACGCAAAACAGAGATAGCAGCAGCTCAGTCTTATTTTGCCGCCCAAGCCCGCAAAGCGGAAACAGCAGAAGCAGAAGCACGAACTATCGTCGCTGACAGCTTCGACTCGCTCACCAGTGGGAAATTGATGGGGATTCGGAACGCTTTGATGAATCCTGGCAGCGTGTCTCCTGATGAATTTGCGGTTCTAACCGAAGGTATCAGCCAGACGTTAGTTGCAAAAATCGGCGCATTGACCAACGACCAATATGTCAAATTGTTCTTGAAACTTCGGACGGCTCGTGTACCTCAAGACATCCAAGACCAGATAGAGGCTGGCGAGTTCAACGATAAGGAGTTGAAAATTGCCGAAAAGACGATCGAGCGATTCGATAACCTGCAAAAGGTTGCGGATCGAAAGTGGCAACAGTCGATCGGTGACGGTGCAAATCAGAAGGTACTAAAAGACAATGTTATCCAAATGCCACTAATTGATGCTTCCGAGCAATCGCAGGCAGGATAGTTAGAAGTCTGGAGTGGTCAACCCCTCTTTTATGCCAGCATACTTTTTGTAGATAACATCTGCACTATTACCCACGAGAGCCGCGACATCCTTAGCATCAAGGGTGTCCAGCGCGTGGGTAATTGCTGTGTGGCGGACTTTATAGAAGCTGCGATATTTGAGATTGAGTTGCTTGAGGGCTGGTTTCCAGTGTCTATCGGTAAAGTTATGCAAATTAATATATGTGCCCCTGGGACTGGGAAATAACAAGTCCTGGGCTTCTCTATCTTCTGGAGCAATCAACAGCAGGAAAGCGGTCAATGTCTTGCCACAAGCAATCGTGCGCTGTTCTTGAGTTTTTAGCCCGTCTTTAACCGAAATTAGACTACCGTACTCATTGGCAGTGAGCGATCGACTAAACACGATGCGATCGCATTCATCTGAGATATCACCCCATTGCAATGCCAGAGCCTCAGACGGACGACAGCCAGTGCGAAACATGAACTCAACGAATGGTGCATAATGTGAATCGTAAAGCTTAAAATACTCGATAATGCGCGAACGTTCCGTTTCGGTGAAATATTCAATCCCAGACTTATCTTTGACGATTAATCCTTTAGCCAAACCGGCGAAAGGATTGCGGTCTAACAGCTTAGATTTTATTGCCCATTGACAGCAACCATTTAATTGGTTGATGATGCGACGGGTTGAATATGGAGTGCTTTGTTTGAGTAAATAATCTCTAATTTTGACCGCATCATCGACCGATGTATATGGAAATTTTTTGAGCCATCGTTCAACTTGTCGATAGGTATGTGCGATAGTGTTTTGCGATACTTGTGGACGTTTATAATCCACATATTTATCCCATAAATCTATCAATTCTATTTGTTTGATTCTCTCTGTTTTAGGCTCGGACTGAAACTCCTTATACTTACTCTGAGTGGTGTCATAACTGCCACTGAGTATATCCATTTGGATTTTAGAGGCAATCGACTGAGCATAAGTGCGATTGGCTCTACTGTCCGGTAGTCCGAGCGAAAGGTAAATTCGCTCGCCCAGATATCTGTAAACCAGTTGCAGCCTGTCATTACTAACTCTAATCGCTACATTACCCTTTGGAGTTTTGGGCATTTTTACCCCCACCGTTTACCCCAACTTTACCACTAAACCCTACCGTTTTGGATTGATTTATCCCAGTCCAGTGATAAGACTCGTTAGGATTAAAACACAAAACCCAGTTCTATGAATGGGTTTGAGGGTAAGCCTGTGATGAGGATTGAACTCATGACCTCTTCATTACCAATGAAAATCGAAATATTGGCTAGAGCAGATTTAAGGTACAGAAAATTAGGTTTACCCCATGTTTATCTCAATTTCTCGTAAAAATCAGCTATCTCATCCCGACATTTGAGATCGTCTGCACTTGCTTCGATCCTGGCTAACTCTTTGCTTTTTAGAGAATTGGGATTATCCAACCCATCACTTTCTGTATAGATTAAATGACTTGATCGACATCTAGAAATCATGTCGTCAATGGCAGTCCTGATGGCCACCCATTCATCAGGGTTGAAACAGATAAATTTAGCTAAATCTGTCTGACCGCCCTCTTGGGATACCTTCACAAATTCGCCAGCCGCTTCATCATCGATTTCGATTATTGTCGCTTGTTCGCTGAAAATTGGTCCCCCTTTTGGGGCAACAATCACCTTAACAATTCTAGTCTCGTATTCAATATTCATCACTTTTCCTCATTATTCACTAATTATTCACTAATTATTCACCAGTAAATTTACCTCGCAGCCGAACACCCTCAAAGCCTTGTGCATTGAGCAATGCAGCCATTTTACTACTTCTCAGCCGAACACCCCTAATATTAAATTATTAATAAACCTTAACCCGTTTACATTCAGGAAACTTACTACAAATAAATTTAACAGTTTCAGGTTTGATTTCATTATTCTTGAGTAATCTGATGAGTGAAGCTGTTCTGATGGAGTAGTCAGAGTCTACGGGGTAATCGATATCTTGTTGACTAGATGGGACTTCTAAAGAGATGATTTCATCCTTCGGAGGTAAACCATTTTTATCAGTCCTCTTACACTCTTTTTGCCAATCAGAACGATACCTATTCAATTGATTATCATCAGCACGAGATAATGCGAGTAATGCTGACCGCATTCCATTGCTAGACGTGATTTTGATTAGAGCAGTCAATGAGATACCAGAGATGGTGGCTTCCTTTGTAGATTGTCTTGCTACTCCAACAATTTTGTACCAGTCGGTATCAATCGGTTCGACCTGCCCCAAAAACTCTAATATTTCTTGAGGTTTGGGAAAAATTCCTTGGTTGTAAAAGTGTTCGATTGCTCGACTGAAGTCAGCGCGAGCGAGGTGGGATAGCTGGCGAAAGTACATTTCAATCATCAAATCAGTAATGTCAATCTTGCGGAAACTAATGCTTGCTAATAGATTCAGGCAGTCAATCAGATCGGATTTAGCTAGATATTCCATTAATTAAAAACCTCTGGGTAATTGATTTGAATCCATTCAATCGGTGGACAATCTGGGTGTCCTGGTAACGTCACTAACTTCTTCAGCAAATCGATATATCTACCGATGTTCGCTCCAGTTCGGAGGCGATCGCTCCTCCACTCCGGTCTGCCATTCGATTGCTCGACAATCTTCTGCGCCAACTTTTCTTTGACACTTTCTCCACTCCCTTCCCATTTCGCCGCTGCCACTTCTACCCGTTCGCTCTCACACAGCCAGTAAATATCCCCGCTCCCAAATTCTTTTTTCGTGTGAAAGTCGCTTCCCCTATACCACAGCAGCGCGTTCTTCCAATCCTCTGTTAGCTTCTCGATTGATTCCCCGTTGGATTGGTATCGATCCACTAAATACTTAATCTTCTTTCTAAGGGTGCTATTTGCCTTCTTAACCCCTGTCCAGTTATCTGGACGACCATTGTTATACAACCTCACCAACTCGTCTGTTATAGGGGTAATATTGCCTGAGTAATTCCAGCTATCATTAAATTTCTGTGTGGTCTGGTGTCTTGTTTTGTCGCACCCGCCGGAAAATTCCCCTTCTCCAGAAACCGGACTTACTTCTAGGGATTGAGTTATTGGTTCCGTGCTTGCTAGAGGTTCACGAATGGTTTCCTCAATTTCCGTGCTTGCAAGAACCTCAGTGCTTGCTAGAGATTCTTGAATGGTTGGTTCGGGTTCAAATTTTTCACCAAAACTTTCCCCCGCGCGCGCGTCCGGATCTGTGTGTGTATTCTTTGTGAGTATTTTTTGATTAGTATTCTCTGTATATATAGATCTAGCGTCAGATATTACGCTTGCTAACGTCACATCTGACGCTTGCTGACGTAAGATGTGACTCTTGCTAACGTCACATCTTACGTTAGGGATATTGCTGGATTTGAGGGCTGTATCCGCAATTGTTTGGTACAAAAGTTCTATGTCGAGTTTGTACCAAAGTTGTCGATCGAGACCCCTTTGTTCTTCAGTTAGTAGTCCCAATTTCTTGAGAGATTTTCTAGCTACTTCCCATTCGCGCCGAGAGATAAAAGTCTCCTGATGCCAATCGTCAAAGGTTTTATAGATGAAGCCGTTCGGGTCACGACCTTTGTTGCCATTGCTCCAATAATAAAGTTGGGACAGAAATATACCACCAGAGACACTGCCAACAATCTCGGCAAAAATTGATTGATAAGCGATCGGACGACTTAGTAATTTCTGAACAATTTGTAAGTTATTCAAAATTCAACTCCAATAGTTTTTGGATGGGGGAGGGGAGGGGATAAGCACCCCCTTTCTTCCCCCTAAATTTCCACTTTCCTCACTTCCTCCCTGATATCTGGAGCGACTTAATCAGTTCACCCCGCGCCCATGCTTCCTCTTTCTGCCGTTCCACTTCATCCCCACCCACTGCCTGCCATCTCAGTAACAGGGTGAGACAATAGCGGATTCGGAGTTGGGCTGGTGGGCCAAATCTCCGATAGAGATAATCTGGAAGGGTGCCATTATTCCGCCAGTTGCGAATGGTGTCGATAACGATACCGAGGGTGTCGGCTGCTTCTTTCTCGTCTAAGTTAAAAATAAATTGGGTTTTCAATTTGGTTCCTCAACTAATTCAAGTTCGATAATTTCAGACTTTTTCTCTATAGCTTCAACAGATTCAACGATGGCATTTGGAAACCATTTCAATACTTCGATTCGATAATCTTCTAAGCTGTGGTAAACTCCTGTCCCAATCGGGTTAACAATATAATCACGTTCTCGCCCATCAAACTGATAGAAGACCCTGATTTTCATTAGTAGTTAAGCTCCAGAGATAATTGCTGTTCTACCTTGATATAATCAACTGCTTCAAGCTTGTGGATTGCGTCACGAATCTGTTTGGGTTTGAGAATTTTCGCCGATATTCCATTTTCATCACCAGCGAAAAGCCAGCGTTCGGCAAATGCGGCAATATCTAGAGATTTCATGGATTTGTACATCCGTTTGTCCACTTGCAGAGCTAGGGCAATATAGGCAACGTCATTAAGGATTCCAATTGCCCAAAAATATTTAATCTCATCTGGTTCGAGCGTAATTCTGTCAATGCTGACTGTGCCTAATTGTGTGATTTCAAGCTTGTTTTTGTCGATATTGATTGAGTTAGTTGATTGCATGGTTGTCAAGTATTGGTAATAGTTTGTTGGTGGTAGATGTCAAGCAGAGCAAGCGTTTAGAATTCTCCGATTTCAAATCGGAGAATTCTTTGACTACGTTACGCTTCCAGTTCAAAGCCTTCGGCGCGATGCGAGTCTTTGTGAAAATTGGCAGATTCCTTGTCAATCTGAGCTTGTAGGTCTACTATCGCTAAATTCCATAATTTCAAGTCCCACTCCCTAGATGGTTTATTCGTGATTGTCTGCGCCCAATTTATTTGTTGCTGCGTGTCCCATCCCAACGCTTCAAATAAGTCACGAACAGCTTCTTTCTTCTGAGTAAATTTTTCGAGTACTGGATTTGGCAATGACTTTTTTTGATTCTCAACTTGAATGTTCTCGTTTTCCACATCCTTCGATTCTTCCGTGGGGATAAGAAATGTCTGCATCAGGCAATATTTAAGCGCGCTTGACTGAGCTTTGTTAGTTGCCTTGTCTGATTGGTCTAGAGCGTGACCTATACCAATGGCTGATATTGAGGAGCCATCCTCAGAAACAAACGTAAACTCAACTTTGAGAACTGCCGAATAGGTATAAGTTTTGGTGGTGCTGCCGTTGTAGGTTTTCTCCTTTTCTTGAATCTCCAATTTGCTGTCGAGAATTTTGGGAATGATGAAAACTTTGTATTTGGCAAAAGAGGAGTGCAGAGCATTGTAAATATCATCAATGCCTCGAAAGTTATATCGCCCTGCATTGCCCATGTCAGCCTTCCTGTCTTTGCCGATAAAATCGATGTCAGCCAGGATTTTAGCCATAGCTTGATAGATAGTTAGTGATTCACTCATGGTTTATGCTCGTAAATATATTTGGGGAATTTCAATTAGCGGGGTTTTTGTATTAAGGTGCAATGTTCCGTCTCCTTCGTCCCAACATTCATCTTTTTCCCACACGGATGAAGGGATGAAGCTATCTGTCGAGTACCATGAATGGTGTATAGATGAACCGGCGTAATTAGTGTAATGAAACTCACAGAAGCAATATTTGGTTAGCTCCCCTCGATAATGTGTTAGGAAATGGCATTTATAGTTCTGCTTCTGGCTTTTGTTGAGAACAGATCCCTGGGGGTAAAGGACTTTCCCCAAAAGAATTTCACAATCGTGAAATTCTCTATCGTCCTGTTGGAAAAAATAATATTTATTTTTTCCTATTCTTTCAAAATTATCTAAGAAATGTAAAATATCGCCTTCTGGTATTTGCTTAAATACGCTCTTGTTTAATTCTTTGTCGTTAACCAATAGCGTTTTAATCTCAAAAACTTGCTCTATGCTTTCCATAATTTCAACTCGTATGCTTCATAAGTTCTAAAAGCTGGTGTAATTTGCTCATCCCCATCCTCCTCCCACCAGACCCGATACCAACCTTGTTCGGTGATGGCTTCGATTGCTCCAGTAGATGCCCCGCGTACATGGAACGGATTTTCGTGTGTGACGATATCGCCAATGCTAAACAAGCGCGACGACCTCACATTCGATCGCGTCTCGCACAGTCTCGCGGCTGATAAATTTGCTGTGACGTTTGGCTAGGTAGGCTTGACCTTTGGGTGTGATTAGTGCCACTGGGTATGTTTTGCCGTTGCCACTAATTACCTGAGTCACTACGAAATATTTAGCGTCTAAAAACCGTTGGTAAGGCAGGGTGCTGGTTTGTTGGATGATGCCGTCTTCCCGCAGCTCGTCAAAGTACCGATTTTGTCCCATGCTGATCGCTTTGGCGAAGTCACCAATGCGAATATTATTAGGAGCCTTGACGATCGCTTTGCCTAATGTTGTAGCTGGCTCATCTGCTTCGATTTGAGCTTGGAGAGCGAGAACTCGATCTTCGGCTTCGAGTGCAAGCTGTAAAATTTCACGGCGGGATAGCTCCTTGGGTTGGTTGACACTATAGCTGCCAGTTTTGCGAATCGATGGGAGAACGTCGGTGTGGAGCCATCGATTTAACTTTTTGCCAGTCTCGGTACGAGAATTTGCAATTAGATAGGTTGCGCCGAATTCAAAGGTAAATAGAGCATCTTGTGTTCGACCCAAGCTGTCTACGATGGGGAGAACGATAACTACCCCATCTCCAAAGACCTCTTCAACAGCGGCTTTTGCATCAGATGGACGAGTGGTAGACCTGTAGGCGTTTAGTAAGTCTGCTAAACAGAATGCTGGTTGTCCATCAATGTCGATAGTACGAATAGACTGTTGCTCAAACTGGAAAATTGTAAGTGTAGACATAATGTTAAGGTTGTGATGTGTTCTTTGTTTTGGCTCCGATGTGGTCACTGAGCTTGTCGAAGTGTGAGTCGGAGTCCTTTCTTTGGTGGTCAAACGGCACTTTGTATGACAATGCGACCGAGCATGATTTCGCGGATACGCCCGTCATCGAAAAGTACCAGGCATCGATAGTTGCCGCGATTGTCTTTAAATGGGGGTTCTGCGGTGGTGGAGCCATTACGGAGTTCGCGCTGAGTGCTGGCGTTAACCACCATGTCCCGCAAGTAAACTCGTCGGTTTGGTTTCCAGTCTTTTTTTCGCATTAGTTGTTTTCCTCCTCGCTATATCCAGTCTGGGGTTTGGGATTTTGAAGTGCGTAGCTGATGAGATTGCCTGCGGCGTTGAGTTCGTTCATGGCATCATCGAGGAGTCCTGAGAAGAGTAAATCGAACAGTTCGGTTTGCTCTTGGTCTGCGTTATCTTGCTTCACACAGTTAATATTGAAGATGGCAACACCAATTAGTTGGAGGATGGCTTCTAGCTGGTGGTCGAGTCTTTCACGTTTGTTGAGGTCGAAAGTTTCAGCCATATTTGTTGATAGGTGAGTAGTGATAAGTGAGTAGTGATAGATAACACACCTCTCATCGAGTGGGGAATATTTACTCCTCGATGAGGAGTAGTGTTAGGGAATGTCACGGAAGTACAACCGCAATATCAGGATTTCGAGAACGATCGTCAGCATAAAGATTGCTCCGTGGAAGAATGGGGGGTAAGCCCACTGCTGTGCCAACAACGTAGGCAACAAATGGTAATGCGAGTGATATTGCTAGGGGTAGCAGTATGCAGATGAAAAAGTAAAACAATGTTTCCATCGTGATGGTTGAGAGGTGTTAGTAAAGGCAGATGCAGAGCCTGAAGTAGTAAGCATTCGAGAGCCTTTTAACGTCTTGCTCAGGACGAACAGAATCAAGAAACTTAGCGAACTAACAGATTGCAAATATGCTCCGAGCCAGGGGCTAATAGTCCAAATCCAACTGTTTGTGTTGGCGGATATTCTTTGGCGGATATGATTAGCCGATTGACGTGGTAGCTAACTTGGCTTTTAAAGTCTGCTGTACGTATATATTCCAGCAAAATAATTTCTGGCTTTTCTTCGACAGGCATTAACCATGCGATTGTTTTTCCCCGCCTGGTCAAGCAATATTGGAAATACTTGAGATTGTCGCAAGAGCCATGCTTGGATAGCTTTTGTTTGAATTGTTTTAGGGTGATGTATTCCATTGTTAATTTAAAAATAATCTGGCATTGTTGACCGAGTAGCGGTTAAGTTCTCGATGACATTCCGCTCTATTTGTTGGAGAATATAGGGATTGACCCAACAGGTTGCGGCTTCGTATAGACTGGCATATCCATCGAGATTATGGACTATTCGTGCGTGGAACCTTTCGCCACAAGTAGAGATTGTGGCAAAAAATCTTCCGCCTCTGTCTACTTGATAACGGGGGTAATTATCTGGAATGCAGTCGTCCGTATAATCCTCTAAATCGATTATTTCTAAGCCAAGATAGTCGAGTACAGCAGCCTCAATTAAATGCGTTAAATCAGTCAGATTATCCGTATTTTCGATAATTTCTAGCATGGCTGAGCATAGTGAGTGTGGTGGGTAGACGCAGCCCTTGATTATTGATTGATGTCAGGAATTTCGATGCCCCACTTGTGCTTGATAGCGTCCAGGTAGGTATTCTGACTGACTAGTATCTGGCGGTAGATATCAACGATTTTTCGTTTGAGGATGGCAGTGTCTTCGATTTTTTCTACTTCAAGCTGGAAGGCTCGGATGGCTAGCTCTTGCTCTAGGGTGAGATTGTCTGGCATAGGTTAGAATGGGCAGGTCTTGAAGGTGGATGCTTTCTCGTACCAAGCAATCGGGCAGTTACTGGTGGCAAAGAAAAATAGTGGGGTGCTGGTATCATGAGCTTCGCAGCTTTCAAGAAAATTTTCGAGTTCGGTGTCATCGAGAATCAGTCCGGCTTTGGCATCGCTGGGGAAAGTGAGGTACCAGCCAGCGTGTGTTTTTTCTAGGAAGCATGGGATTTTTGTTGGCATAATTCCTCCTGAGTTAATCGGTAAATGTAACGGGGCTTGCCACGGTGTTCGCCGTCCTGAACGCGAAGAACAACTCCTTCGGCAATGAGGTTGGCTAGGATATTGCGGACATATGATTCTGAGTAGCCAAGGGAACTGGCAAATTGGTAGACACAGGCAGTTGGTTCCCACTCGTACGTCCCCAGGGCTTCGATGATTCGGGCTTCAGCAGTCGGTCTGAGCATTAGTCCTCCGGTAGGAAAAATTCGGCGAATAGTAATGCAATGACTAGGGATATTAGGAGAGCGATCGCAAATTCTTGGTCTGTCATTTGGTGTGGTTGGTAAAATTTTGAACTGTGCCCCAGGGGTCGCTAGGTTCACGGGTGAGTTGCATTTCACTCTCTATCAAAGAGGCTAGAGACTTTGATACTTTTCCGTTGCTGGGGACGTGAATAGCAAAGGGAGTTGGCTCTTCGTAATTGATTGCGGAAACATCGGCTGAGGGAGATTCTGGAGCAGGTTTGATGTACTCGCGACCGACTGACTCATGGCGAACCCAAAGGGCGATTGCGCCATAGACGATAAACAGGAGGTAGGGGAGTAGGATATCTTCTAAGGCAGAAAGGTGGAGCGGATAAAGGGCGTTGTAAATAGCGTCTTGCATGGTTTATTCCTCTTCAAAACTAGATGGCAGATTGGTGAAAAGGCAGATGCAGATTAGTAGTAGAAATTTCAGATTAGTTATCATGGGGGAGGGGGGAGGGCTACCGCTTTGCAGCACCTAATTCAAAGTACTTTTCAGGAATCTCAACAATCCCCTCAAGGGTGTCGGTGCCACAGTCTCGAAGAAAAGTCTGTTTTTCTGGGGGCGTGCGGAGGATGACCACTCTGGATTCGCAGAGTGGGAACTCAATCAAATACCAGCCATTTACTGTCACCCTGACCGATGCGTTTTCTGACCGCCACCTGTGTCGGTTGGCGATTGCCTTCCGTGAGTATTGGCTGTCATACCGTCCGTCTTTCCAGTTGCCTTCGACTCGGATACCCTCCCCAGGAACGTAATCCCCTTCGGCAATCAAGGCTTGGGTAAATGTATGTCCTAGTTTTGAACGAGTTTTTTTGCAGTACTGTCGGAGTCGTAAATCGGATTCGGGGGAGGGGCTGAGGTATATGCGGCTAGTCTCCCCGTCCGGTCTGCGAATGGGAGTTGAGAGTGTCTCCCAGTCGAAATTTTCCATGACGTGAATGATTCTTCCTGTTGGGATGTTTAATATTTCGCTGGGCACTAATATGCAAAGTTGTTTGGTACGAGCCATCTAAACCCCCTCCGCAGCTAGCCACTCATTTACAAGGGCTTGGAAGGCTTCGTACTTTTCGGTGGTGCCATCTAACTCTTTACGGGCGTTCTCAATTGCTGTGTGATAGTTCATTTGTTTTCCTTGGTAAGGTTGGGTTTATTGGGTGGTGGTGGTTACAGGGTTTTGGCTTTCAAAGTGGCTAACAATTTTTCGGCTAGTTTGTTTTCGAGGTAGAAGTTGTCGCGATCCACCATTGAAACGAAGCAGTGATTCGGAGCCTGTCTTGTGGATGGGGCAATTGAAACAATATGGTCTGTCTCGATCGCAATCCAGGGTATTTCCCTGTTCGGGTTTTCGATTTTGATGATCATTTCCTGGTGGATTTATTGGTTGGGTGGTGGTGGTTAGGGGTTCTGGTGCTGGAAGGTCATTTCCCCATGTACTTCCATCAAGCCTTGGTACTCGCCGAAGTAGAGGTCAAATTCTGCTTCGTCAGCGGCTGCGTTCAACAATCGCTCTAGTTCTTTCAAGCGGCTGTTGACTTGTTCGAGTTCGGTTGCGT